GCTGTACTTTCTTTTATTAAAGATGGTCACATGTCTAACACTTATGACTATGACATTACTACACCTACAAGTACTATTGATGTAAAGACAAAGGGATGTTCTTCAGTTCCACTTGATCATTACGTATGTTCTATTGCAGCTTACAACACCACACAAAAGTGTTCTCACTACGCATTCGTAAGAATGTTTTATGACTTTGAAAAGTGTTGGGTGCTTGGGTGGATAGAAAAGGAAAAGTATTTTGACGAAGCGAAGTTCCTTAAACAAGGAGAGGAGGATGGTGACAACGGATATATTGTAAAAGCAGACTGCTATAACCTGCCGATAAAAAAGTTGAACGACATTGAATTTTTTTCTTGACACGTTGTTTTGCTTGGTTTACGGTGCGTTTTAGTCAAGACTTAATTGAAACTTATTGAAACTGAAAGGACTCTAAAGATGCCAGTAATTTCTGGAAAGGCGTATTGGCCTAAACTCCATACTCCAATGGGAACTAACTTAGCTCCCGACGACAAACGGTATTCTCTGGATGTAGGTAATCTTGATAAAGATAATGTCAAGCTTGCTAAAGATCTGGGAATGAATATCAAAACCGACGATCCTAATTCCGGTAAAGCTAACGCTGGAATAAAGGATAAGTTTGTTACTCTTAAAAAGTACGGTTTTGATTATAACGGAAACCTAAATCCGAAACCATCACTGGTTGACTCTGATAACAACCAGCTTTCGGAGGACATGTATAAGAAACTTGGTAATGGTTCGGGAGTTAACGTCAAGTTTACTTCCAAAACAACCAAGAGTGGTTTCCATCAGTTTCATTTACAATCAGTTCAGGTAACATCATTGATCGAATATGATGCACCTGATTCTGAAGTAGATGACACTGCGTTTGAAACGGTTAAAGGTGGGTATACCGCCTCGTCTGTGTCTGAAGACGCACCGTTCTAACTATATGAGGTGATAGCATTATGACTTCCTTATCTACCATTCCAGAAGATCTACAATCTTTGTGGTCTAACGGGGTTTCTCCTTCCCCAGAAGACCTTAAAGTATTCTGTGATAATGTGGGTGATGCTGTCACCTCATCCTTTCAAGACGCTATATCTAAAGAACCTCGAACCATACTTCGTATGTCTTCTATCGGTAAACCTGCCCGACAGTTATGGTATGAATCTAAATATGTAGATGAACCGGAACAATTAGACTACAGTTTACGTATCAAGTTTCTTTATGGACATCTCCTCGAAGAACTCCTTGTCCTTCTTCTTAAAATGTCAGGACATTCTGTAGAAGAACAGCAACTTGAACATGACATTGAGGGGATTAAAGGACATCAGGATGCAAGAGTAGATGGTGTACTTGTTGACTTTAAATCTGCTTCAGGAAGGTCGTTTGCTAAGTTTAAGAATCAAAGGTTGGTAGGTGACGATCCGTTTGGATATGTTGCCCAGATATCTGCTTACGCTGAAGCAAATAAGGATAAGGAAGCTTCCTTTATTGTGATTGATAAACAATCAGGTGAAGTTACCGTGATGCCTCTCCACTCTATGGAGATGATAGATCCTGTAGAAAGAATAAAAAGTTTAAGGAAAGCTCTTGAACAAGACACCCCTCCTGACAAGTGTTACTCACCTGTACCTGATGGACAGTCAGGTAACTTAAAGCTTAGTTCAGGATGTAATTACTGTCGCTTTAAATTTGAGTGCTGGGAAGATGCAAATGAGGGTAAAGGTCTACGCGGTTTTAAATATGCTAATGGAATAAGATACTTAACCTCCGTAAGAAAGACTCCTAATGTCGAAGAAATCACGCCCGGTTTTTAGATCTAAGTTTGAAGAAAGAGTTTATGAAGACAGTACTCACAGAGAAATTGGTGCTGTCTATGAGCCTTACAAGATAGACTATACGGTTCCTGAACTTACTAAAAGATACATACCAGATTTCATTTTACCTAATGGAATCTGTATAGAATGTAAGGGATGGTTCCCTTTAAAAGACAGAAAGAAAATGATCTTTGTCAGAAGTTCAAACCCGACACTTGACATTCGGTTCGTTTTTATGGATGCTGGTGTACGAATACGTAAGAGAAGTAAGACAACTCTTGGAGATTGGGCAACCAAGAGTGGTTTTATGTGGGCCAACGAAACGATACCTCAAAGCTGGGTTAATGAAAAAAAGAACAAGTGTAAAAAACGTACACACCAAGATGTACACCACCGTCTCTACCTCACTGGAGACTATGGAGATTACACGTGGGCCTGAAGTTTCAATATCCAGCGGTGATGAGGGATCATGGAGTTACTTTGAAAGTAAATATATTTTTAATGAAGAGCAGGAAGAAACACAACAGACAAGTCCAGAGAGAGTTATGTTTATAGCAGTCTTTCTTCAATCTCTTCTTGACGCAACTAAACCTGAGTACGAAGGAGAACCACGTTTGTCTGTAGCAAATCGTGATTGTGCTGTTAAATGGTTCACTCAACCAGAGTGTGTTACAGCTTCTACATTTGAACCTATCTGTGAACTGGCAGGTATTAATCCAGAGTACGCACGAAACTACTTTAGTTTAATTATGGAAGGTGAAAGAGAGTTTACGTATAGACGTATCAATATACTGCTGAACTCAACAAAGACATGACAGAAGAAAAAGAATCCGTATTCGATTTAGATAAAGAACAGATCGTTTTATATAACGACATCTATAAGCTTATCAGTCCTTATATAAAACCAGATGATCCTGACTCTTTGTTGATGACATCAGGTACACTCCTTGCTATTTCCATCCAGCTTTATACAGCTATGTACAAGGATGATGATCCTATTGAAAAGATATTAGAGAACGCTAAAGAATCTCTTCCTAAACTACGGGAATCTATACACGGCCAACTACACGCTACAACTTTCCATTAAGAGAGGTATCCATGTTTATTGCATTTACTATAATTTCGTCCTTGCTTTTTGTTTCGGAGAAGAGTACATACTTTGAAAATGTTCAACAGCAAATGGATGCTGGAGCGGAGTGGCACTACATAGGGAAGACCGCTGCTAATCCAAACGCTGAACAGATCTTTACCTTTCCGTCAGAGAAGGGATCAAAAACAATACTGTTTAAACTTAAATAATTCTTGTAAAGGAGAGAGATAAAATACAATGAGTGATGATCCTGTAAACAGTTGGATTAGTAACAGCTTGAGTGATGATCCTGTAAACAATCCACCTCACTATAATCGTAAAAGTATTGAAGCTATTTGTGCCATCGAAGCTAGTATGGATGAAGAAGAGTTTCGTGGATATCTTAAAGGGAATACACTTAAATACATGTGGCGTTATAAGTATAAAGATAGCCCCGTAGAAGATCTCGAAAAAGCACAGTACTACCTTAACCTCTTGATAACAAAGGCAAAAGAACATTATGGCTCGTCGTCGAAAGACTCCTAATCCTAAACATGACTACATGGCATCCAAGCACAACGCTATGATATTAGTTAATAATATTAAACTGAATATGAGGAGCCATAACTATACAGACTTTGATGTCTGGTGTGAGAAAGAGAAGTTAGGTAATGACCACATCTGGGTTGTAAGAAGTAACTTAGCACAGAAGCTTTACAACCTTTCGTAAGTTAACACATAAAGGAGAATACTATTATGTCTACGTGGCGTAGTAACGAGAACCCCATGTTTCGCTCACCTCTAAGTGAAACTATTTTCAAACAAAAGTATCAGCATGAAGGATGTGAAACGTGGACTGATCTGGCACGTACTCTTTCATATGATGTGTGTGGTAATCTATTAAGTGAAGAAGAAGTTAACGAACTATCTAATCTTATAAGTGATCTTAAATTTATTCCGGGCGGCAGGTATCTTTACTATGCTGGACGGGAAAACAAATTCTTTAACAATTGTTTCCTTCTTAAAGCAGAAGAAGATACCCGTGAAGATTGGGCAGATCTCAGTTGGAAATCTGAAAGCTGTCTGATGACAGGAGGAGGGATCGGAATAGATTACTCAGTGTATCGTGG